AAAATTGAAGAAATTATACTGTTAAAAGTATTAGGCTTAAGTTTAATGTATCAGTTGCTTGATAATTCATCTAGCAAAAACAGAACAAAAAATTTATGGTTAATAAATGGTATGCAGTTTGCTATTATTTTAAATAACCATGAACAAGGAATTAAATTTAAGTATTCTTTTTAATTTACTTTAAAACGTCCATCTCTCTTTGAAAAAAACTATGCAAGTCTTGTAGTTTATGTTTACCGTTACGTAAGATAGTTTTAATTAAATGTCTTTCATCAATAGGAAAGATATCATCAACCATATCTTCTGGTAGCATACTAAACTCTGTTACAATTTTGTTATCTCTTGTCAATAGAATTTTAAAACTTACCAAGTTGGCTTCGTTCTTATTAATCATTAGTTTTCTCCAGTGATGGAAAGCTAATCTTATCTTGTCTACCACGTAGTCCTGCTTTCATGTAAGAAGTTGCACGACCTTCAAAGAAGTTCTGATGTTCAACACCCATGACTTCATCTAACCACCCAAGAGGATTCTCTCGTTGGTCATAGTTAGTTTTTAATCCAAGCTGTAGTAATCTTCTATCAGCAATGTATCTGTTGTAAGCATACATATCTTTCTTGGTAAGTCCTTCAAGGTCTCCCATGTCAAACACTAGGTCTAAGAACTTGTCCTCAAGGTCTACCATCTGTCTACATATCTCATAGATTTCTGCTTTGAAATCATCTGTCCATATATCAAGGTTCTCTTGAATAAATTCTCTAAACAATTTAGTCATAGCTTCAACGTGCATTGACTCATCACGGATAGAGTAAGTAACTATCTGCCCCATACCTTTCATACGTCCGAAGCGTGGGAAGTTTAACAAGATTGCAAAGCTAGAGAACAACTGTAGTCCTTCTGTAAAAGCTGAGTAAACTGCTAAAGTTTTTGCAATGCTTTGCTTATCAGACTTAGTAGTCTTGATATTGTGTACATACTCATGTTTGTTAGACATCTCTTCATACTCTGCAAAGGCTTTGTATTCTATCTCCGGCATACCTACTGTATCTAATAGTAGACTGTAAGCATGTTGATGAATTGATTCCATGTTTGCAAATGAACCCATCATCATCCTAGCTTCAGGCTTTCTAAAGATACGCATGTATCTATCAACATACCCAGCTCCAACATCTACATCAGACTGTGTAAACAGACGGAAGATTTGTGTGAGTAAATTTTTCTCAGCCGGTGATAACTCCTGCCAATCTTTGACATCGGTGTGAAGTGGTACAGACTCAGGCATCCAATGCATTTGATTCTGTAGTACATAGTAATCGAACATCCAAGGATTNTCGAAAGGTTTATAATGGTCTCTTGTATCTAGTAAGCTCATGTGTTCTCCGTGTTAAACTTTCTAATTAAATATTTAAAATTCTTGATTACATANCCNGCGTAATCATCNGTTTGTGCAAAAGGTCCTTTAGTTTCATCAATGTAGTCAACCCACATACGACTAGTAAAGCCTTTAAATTCTGTTGCAAAGATGTTTGTAAATTCTTCTTGTGTCATTTGTTATCCTCTTCTGGCATGTAAACTAATACTTCTGCCTTACAAGTAGGACAGCTTAAATTAGTTTCCATTATATACCCATCATCTTCTGGGTCAAGATCAATATCTCCACCCCAGATTAATTGTGTTCCACAGTACCAGCAACCCATGTTATCCCTCACAAGCTATGCATTCAACATCATCTAGCTTGATGCGTTGAACTTTTAAGTTAACATTCTCTGCATTACGAGCAGCATTAGTTCTAAAGTAATACAAAGACTTTAGTTTATTCATACCATACCAATGTACATCATTCACATACTGCATGTACTCATCATGTACTTCTTGTTTCTCTGTTGCTGTAGGTATTGTAAAGAATAAGTTAACTGATTGAGCTTGACATATATAATCTTGTCGTTGTGCGGCATGTTCTACTATCCACATCTGGTCAAGTTCGTTAGCAGTTTTAAATATTTCTTTCTCTTCATCTGTAAGAATATCTAAGTGTTGTACTGAACCCTCATGTCCTGCAATATCTTTCCAGACATCTTTTAGTTCAGTCTTGTTTAGTTTTTTATCAGCTAATAAATTTTCTAAGTGTCTGTTCTTGACTTGGAAAGAACCGGATAAAGTTTTGTGCGTATAAACATTAGCCCTGTACGGCTCAATCGAAGGAGAAGTACCACCACAAATAATGCTAGAACTGGCATTAGGAGCAACAGCGAGTAGATGAGCATTCCGACTGCCACTGCCACTGATATCAGGAGCTTCTCCACGTTCATCTGCGAGTCTTTGAGATGCTTTGATAGATTGTCCTTTAATATATTTAAACGCTTTGTGATTGAATCCCGTAGCGTATATACCCTCAAAAGGTAACCTGCGTGACTGGAGATACGAATGGAATCCCATCGCACCCAGACCGAGTGACCTTTCTCTGTAAGCAGAGTAGGCAGATTTAAGAAAGCCTTCTTTGCCCGGCTTAATATGTTTCTGAAACCTTTTAAAGTTTGCATTGTATTCTCCTAGGTTGTCTGTATCCACAGCGTTATCAATATAATGTTGAAGCACGTTGTCTAACATGGTTATTAAATCATCAATGAACATAGGATTCTCTGACCACTCGTCAAAGTATTCTAAGTTCACACTAGACAAACAACACACTGCTGTTCGTTCTTCGTTGGTGGCTAGGGTTATCTCAGAACATAAGTTNCTCTGTTTAATATTTAATCCTAAAGCTTTNTGTTCTTTNGGTAAAGCATCATTACATCTATCAATGTTAATCATGTAAGGCTCACCTGTCTCTGCTCTAGCATTAATGATCTGCCACCATAAGTCTCTAGCATTCACAACCTTAACAGCCTCGTGGCTCTTAGGGTCAACCAATCTAAAGTCTGCGTCTTCTTCGACAGCCTTAAGAAAATCATTGGTAAGATTTATACCATTGTGAAGGTTAAGATTCTTACGGTTAATATCTCCACCAGATTCTTTACGCATGTTAATAAACTCTTCTATCTCCGGATGGCTGATGTCCATATAAGCCGCATAAGAACCACGTCTTGTGGTACCTTGGTTAAAGGCTAACATCTGAGAATCAACTACATGCATGAAAGGAATAGAACCAGTAGACTTACTGCCGTGAGCAGTAGGTATACCGTTACTCCTAATGTCTCCCCAATATCCACCAATACCTCCACCTGAACTTGCCAACCATATGTTCTCATCAAAATGATCTGATAGACCGCCCCTACTGTCAGGAACATAATTGAGGAAGCAGCTAATAGGAAGCCCACGACTTGTTCCCCCGTTACTAAGTATAGGAGTGCTAAACATGAACCAACAAGAGGAGCTGTAGTGGTAAAGCCGTTGAGCCAATTCAAAATCTGTGACCCCTTTGTAGGTTGCTCCGAAGATGGAGGCTCTTGCGAACGCTTCTTGTGCATGTGTTTCTTTCTCCCAGAAGTATCTATCCTTGAGTGTATCAAGACTAAACTTATCTAAATTTGTTTCGTTACTGTAATTAATTTTTATCCCTAGGTATTCTTTAATACCTACTTTATCTTCAACCATTATGAGTTCTCTGTGTCGTGTATGTTAAGCATTATTATACCATAATGCAGTATCTTTAGCAAGTCTTTTCTGTTCTTTCCGTCCTTGTTTCCATAGCGTTTAGCGTACTTCATAATGTTCCCCAGTGTGAATCCTTCACCGTGTCCTGAGTCAATAATAATATCTGTTGCTTGATACTTATCGGATGCATAATGCTCACCATATGTACCATCAATATAAGCCTGTAGTTCTTGTATTAATTGTCCTTCGTTAAATTTATAGTTCATCGTTTCTCCATTCGTCAGGTAAAGTATCTTCACTGTACCATGTAAAATTATTTGTTTCAGCCCACTCAGCGTGTGTTCTTTTTGTTCCGTTCTTTCTCATCTTAGCTCCCGGCATAGGTGAAAAAGGTTTCTGGAATAAAAAGACTAGCTCTGTGTAACTTTTGTTAAGTGCTTCTCTGATGTGTATGTACTTACTGTACTCAGCGTGATCCCAGAACCTGCCTTTAGCTTCGAGTAGTATAGTCTTACCTCCAATCTTTTTAACAAAGTCTGGCTCATACTTATGATGCACTACATATTCTACCTTGTCCCAATGATGTTTCCAATCTTGTAAAATAGTTTGGTGAATGTCATACTCCCATAAACTGTCATACCCTTTTGGTACATTAGTTTTCTTTGGTCGTGGTTTTCTTGGTACTCTTCTAGGCATTGATGTCCTCCAAGGTTAGATTAGGATTACGTTTTACTTGTTTGTAAAACCACCTTAAACTGTATGCACTTAGAAGAAACTTATTGTTAGCAAAAATGTGGGTCTGTTCAGGAAGAAACTCTGAGATATTTTTTTTATTAATCTTAGATGTATCTTCTCCGTCCGGAACCATTGTTCTTAACCACTCAATAAGTAAGTCTTCTGATCTTCGTCTTAGTTGTTTAGATTTTTTTTGATTCATAGTTCTTTACTAATTTCCAATAGTTTAAAATGCTGTTAAACATTTCTGTGTGTTTTGTTTGTGAGTCTCTATCCCAGATGTGACATGAAATAAGATCATGTTGTTTCCTATCTACAAAGATAGATACACGTTCAACGTCAGTGTAACCACAACCCTGTGCATAAGCAGACAACTGCATACCGTGCTCATCGTATACTAATGAAGCAGGGTCTTTACCTTCTAAGTTATCTTTAGTTTTAAAGTCAACAAAGATACCGGTAGTAGAATATAAATCTATCTTACCACCATAACCTATGTCAGCACAAAAAGAATCTTCTGCTATCCAATGCTCGTTAGGAAATTCTTTATCTAAGAAAGCTCTAACAGCTTCATAAGGTTTGTTTGTTTCACCACCTTCAAATCCCTGCTCAATCATAGCATGTATTTTAGTACCTTGTTCTGCAGCTTCCTGCCCTATCCTTTTAGAATCTTGTTTGCATCTGTAAGCAAACTCAGAAAGAGATTCATCTTCTTCTTTCTCTAGGGTAAGGGCAGAGTTTAATGCTTGATTGATCTTCCAGTTTTCTAATGCAGGTTTAGCTATCATGCCTAACACAGTAGTAACCGAAGGAACTAAGTTGTCTTTCTTGGCATCTCGAAGAGTAGTGTTACGTTCTTTACCGTTAGCTCCGATAACAGTATACATTGGTTCACCTGTCTGGGTATACCAGTGTCCTGACTCGGCTGTTTTTTTCTTAGCCGACAGTTTATTATATACATCTTGATCGGTTGTGTCAATAGTTTTTGTTTTATTTGTCATAGTTTTTTAAATGTATGTTTCGCTAGAATATACTTTGTATTTATTGTTGGTTGTAGATGCTCGGTTAGAAATATTTTTCATGTTTTCTGATACCGACACCCAGTTTAAGTTGTTTACTGAATAATCAAGCTTGTCTTCATTTATATGGTCTATATTATATTTTATATTAGGAAGGTCATTAAACACAAAAGCCATACCAAATAATCTGTGTCCATAAATACGTTTACTGCTAATACCATTGTCTAATGTATAGCAGGGGTAAACAGCTCTACTAAAGTTTGGTGTTATAATATTTCGGGTATAATTATTTTTAATAAATGGAAAGTCATTTCGATTATTATAGTTAGGTAATTTATGTTGTCCTCCTGTTTTGAATAATGTATATTTTCCTTCAGGTATAGAGAGTATAAATTCAGAAGTTCTATTTAAATCTTTAATTCTTTGACCACCTTCACCAAACAGAATGGCACATTCAGATATGTCTTTGTATTCATCTTGAGAAATTATTATTTGTGTTTCAAATAACTCTAGTTGTTTGGTGTGTCTCACTTCAGATACCTATTATTTTATGTTTTTTGTCTATGGTTTATCCAAGCTAGTTTTCTTGTAACAGGATTAAACTGTAACAGTTGTACGCCTAATTGTTTTTGTATTTCATTACGGCTTTGACACTTGGTTACTTTATTTCCTGTTCGTTTATGTTGTTGAGGCTGTGCTGTTTTAACATCAACAAACGTAGTCTCTCCATTCTTCATAGCAATCATATCTATAGGTCCAGTACATCCGGTATTTTTAAACACCTCGTATCCGTTATCCCATAACCATGTCACTGCATAGTACTCAGCTAAATCACCTTTCCTACTGCTGTCGTTTGGTTTGATATAATTCATATCTAATTCCTGTTGGTTAGTGTGTCTCACTCCAGTTACCTCCTACTTTATATTCGCCATCCATAGGACAGCGTAGATTAAAATGTTCACCCGCATCTATAATACATTTGACTGCCATCTCTCCAACAAAATCAGCCTGTGATTCTTTGACTTCGATCTGCCACTCATCATGTATATTAGCAACAAACCTATAGTCAATGGTATTAAGTTTTAATATATCATCTAACATAATTAATGCTTTCTTCATTAAGATAGCACCTGCTCCTTGAAGCAAGGTATTTAATGCAGCATGTTTGTTTCTAATGTAAAGCTTCCTACCGTCTATCCCCTTGAGGAACGTTTTTGTAGCTGCTCTGTCAACTCTCTCCTTAAGAGTTCGGTATGCTGGTAGACTACTAAGAAAGCGTTCTCGCAACTGTTTACCTGCTGTTCTGCTTCCTTTAATGATGCTTCCAATCTTCTCATCTCCGGCACCGTAAACGAGGGCGTAGATGAAAGTTTTTGCCTGATCTCTTGATTTAAGACCAGCAAAGTTTTGGTTAGCTGTGTGAATGTCTCCGTTAATAATTTCATTTACATACTCCTTATCGTCCATATAATGTGCTAACATACGTAGCTCTAATCCACTTGCATCTACACCTACAAGTTTGTATCCGTCCTTAACAATCCAACAAGACCTGCATTCTTTACCGTATGGGCTACCATGTGAAGGTACTTGAGCAACGTTAGGATTTCTATGAGCCATCCTACCTGTGATCGTACCATTAGGAATAACAAATCCATGTACTCTGCCATCATCCTTGACAGCTTCAACCCATGAATCAATCTGAGCTATACGCTTTTGCAACAATAAAAAGTCTGCAATAAGTTTAGCTTCATGGATGTGTGTGATCTTGGATAAAGTTTTCTCATCAACAATAGGTTGTCCAGTAGGTGTAAACCTATCAGGCTTCCAACCAAAGTCAATAAGATATTCTCCAATCTGTTTACGAGAACCAAGATTAAACTCTTGTAAAGTTTGTCTCATAAAAGGATTGTAGTTATCTGTATCTAAACAACGTTGATATTCTTCGTCAGTCATACCACGCTTAGATAGATTGCCATCTTTCTTTATGTAGGGTGTGACTTGTTTTGTGTCTACCCACTTAGGTTTAAACGTTTCGTGTACCTCTGATTCAATCAGTTGTTTCTTTTCTCTGAGTTCTGCCAACAAGCCAAGAGCTAATGGCATATCAAACTCAAACCCATCAGCTTCTTGTTGCTTCATAATCTTAGCAACTCCCTGCTCAATAGATATGCAATCTTTCTCAAAGCCTTTAGATTCTTTTCTAAGTTCTTCTAATACTTTGGTATTTAATTCTACATCTCTTACACAATAGTTCATCATCTCTTCTGAATAATTGTAGTAGTCTTCGAACTCAATCTTAGGGTATCCAAGTTTGTACCCCCAAGTTGCTAGACTATGACCACCATCCCTAGTAGGATTGAACAGTCGAGATAAAACTAACGTATCAATAACTTCTATAGCACTAAGGTCTACTCCTCCAAACTTTTCTACTAAAGGTATGTCAAACCCTATGATGTTATGTCCAATCAGACGAGTGGCTGTAGTTAAAAACTTATACCCTTCATCTAAATTATCTGGAGTAAATTTATACACCTCTTTTGTTTCTGCATCTTGAGCAACAAGACACCAAACTTTAGTGGCTTCTAGTCCATCAGTTTCTATATCAAATACTAAGTCCATATTAAAAAGCCTCCGAGGTAGAGTTGTCAAACTCTATGTCATCGTTTGTTAGTTCAGATAATCTACCGGTCTCACCATCATAGACAACTCTAGCCGCCAGACCTACATCACCAGTGTATCTTGATTTAAGTACACGAAGTCTTGTAGTCCTAGCTTCCTCTGGGTCGTCTGATTGTTGATTACGTTCTAAAGCAATCACACAGTCTGATAGTTGTCCTATACTATTAGAGCCACGAAGATGAGAGAGGCTAACCTCTATGCCATTCTCGTGTCCTTTGTTACCATCAACTCTTCTGAGATGTGATACAAGAATAATACCTGCACCTGTCTCTTCAACTAAACTTCTAAGCCTAGTCATAATAGCATCAATAGCTCGTCTCTCGTCTCCATCATGTACAGCACTGACCAGCATATGTAAATGGTCAATGACCACCCACTTACAGTCACATCCTATAATCATAAAGCGAAGCTTGGTAAAGATATCATCAATGTCATTGGTGCCAAAGTGTGAGTGAACCCATACTCTGTTTTTATTCTCACCATCATATAAGATATCAAACATCTTATCAAGTTCTTCTTTAGAAAACTTCTCACGTTCTTCATCAACGTATAGTCTTGCGTTAGCTTCAATGGAAAGTATACCATCAATGGTACGTCTCCAATCTTCTTCTAATGCAATGATACCTACGTTGTCTGTAGTACTTTTAATAAGATGATGTTCTAGTTCTCTGGTTACACTAGACTTACCAAGTCCTGTACCACCTGTTAAAGTAACCAGCTCTCCCTGTCTTAAGCCATACAGCTTTTTGTTTAGTCCTTCATAAGGATAGGGTACGCTTGGTTTCTTCTCTCGGTTATGAAACTTCTCACGTTGTTCCGATACATTGATAACACCAGAGGGTGTGTATACCTTCGAAGCCCACCAAGATTCAACAAAATCTTTGTGCTTATTGCTACGAAGCATATCGTTAGGGTCTTTGAAACCATTAGGAAGTGTGAGTATCCTAGCCTTGCCCGGTTTAAATAACCTAGCAACTTTAACCGATGCTTCTTTACCTGCCTTGTCGTTATCGAATGCAATGATTACATTCTCAAACTCTTCAAAGAACTCTAAGCTTTCTTTGATATCTTTGACGGCACCTTGAGCACCACGTTTAATGGATACGACAGCCCACTTACTACCTAGTAGTTCGTAAGCCGCCATAGCATCACACTCCCCTTCGGTTATGGTGACATACTTGCCACCCTTGAATAGCTGTTGACCGAATAGTCCGGTATCGTTATAGCTACCAGAGACAAAGAAATCTTTACTAATAGTATTCCTATATTTCGTAGCAGATAATTCATGTCCATTGTAATATGGATACAAATGTTTAACGACCTGACCCTTCAAGTCTTGCACAGCCTTAACACCATACTTCTGTGCTGTAGCCTGAGAGATTTTACGATCTGTCAATGCCATGAAGTTGCCTTCAAGCACACTGTCTGGTTGTTTTTGTTGTGTTGTTTGTGGTTCTGTCATAGTCTTTCCTTCACATGCGTTATTATAATTAGGCATAAATTCTCCACAACTGAAACACTTTGCCGAACCGTCTGCGTTGATACCAACAGCATCACTGCTCGGACAAAGTGGACAGGGTTGTTTCAACTTATCCCAAGTTTTATCTTCCATAGTAGCCCTCCTAAAGACTAAGATTTATCGTCTATTTCTTTTGTTACTTTAGACTCATCCTCAAGAGTCTCTGGGTCGTCACCAACAAATTGACCCTTCTCATTACGAGCTGGGTCTGTTTCAACAATAGCTTCATCTCTTCCTACAAGTAAAGCTTCTAAGTTACCACGATGTGNACGACTTGCAAAGTCTAAAGCTTCTATAATAATTTGTAAGTTACCTACCTTCTGTACTATTACAGTTGCTTCTTGCTTTACTCCATCGTCACTGATGTTGTTGACATCATACGAAGTAGTTCCATCATCATTATTAATACTAATAATCATAATTAAAATTCCTCGTTGTCGTCCGTGTTGCCTTCAACATATTCAACAAGGTTCTCTACCTTGACAGCCATGAGCTCGGCAAATTGCCCGAAGTCATTCTTGTAAGGCTTGATCTTTACCACTACTTCTGAACCGTTACCAACACTAACATCAATAGATTCACCATCAACGTTAACTAATTTAGGAGCAACGTTAGCTTCTCCATCATTCTTGGTGGCTCGTTTACTAAAAGTAAATGCCGGTTCATCATACTTAGCCTGACCTGCTCTGTCTTTAACTTGGTTAAGACCTATGCCTTCAAGTTTAGAAGCAGTGTCTGCATCCGTTAGTACAGTCAGACCATACTTGTGAGGTTGGAACCTCGTGTTTGGCGATGTAATGTTTGCCCACATTGCCTTTCCTTTTACATACTCATACATATATTATACCTCCTTAAGGTTTGTTTTTGTTATAAGTGCACACATTATAGCACACTTTGTTTGTAAAGTCCATAGTTTATTTAATTAATTTTAAGTGCCGGTGGGGTGCAAGACCGGCAACTTGTCTAACTGGGGTCAGTCAGATGATATAGGTTAAGGATTTTAGAGAGGGCTAACCTATCCCACACGTATTAGTTATCCCTTATGCTGGGTAGTATCTCTTCCCAAAATGTTAGAGGTGTATTGTCTAGCTTAACCTTGAAGGTCTCGTCTAGTTTCTCCACCATGTGTCCTACACTTGGGTAGTGTTCTGCCATGTACTCACCAAATTTTCTATACTCCTCTCGAGTTAGAATCTCTGTGCTATACTGTTGTCTTTCTGCTAGATACATAAGCGTGTATTATACCATAAGTTATTATACATTGCAACCCCTAAACGTTAATTGTAAAGGGTAATGTACACCCTGTAATAGTAACTGGGTTATCAAACTCTAAGTCCATGACATAATTAAAGGTAGCTTGTTTAACTTTGTTAGGTATCTTACCATCATATTCAACATTGGTTATATTGCCTTGAAATAAATCATAGATAACTGTAAACTTTAAACTTCTTTTGATTACAATATTTTCAATGTAATCTCCATAAGCTTTAGATGAACTAACCTTTGGGCACATAACCGGTTCTGGCTCTGGTATTATCTCTGGCTGTCCTGTCACCTGTGTTCCTGTTAGGACACCGAACCCAGCGTTAACACCTAAGTCTTCTACTGGTTCTGGCTCAACATATTTTTCTACCACCACAGCTTCAACTGGTGGTTCGTTTAATAGTTTATCTAAATCATTTAAGATACGGTATATCTCTGAGTTAGTTCCTTCCATTGTATCTAACCTATCCGATAGATCAACCAA